ATATTAATGATCCTTATGGTTCTCTCAATGACAATTATACTGGTCCTGTAACGAATGGTAAGAAAACCATTTACACCAAAGCAGTTCTTAAGCACCGTTGGTGTCCAGGGGGCAATGATGGATGGGGGAGAATCTTCGATTAATTTCAAGAGAAAGATCTTACAAAGAATTAAAGATCTCACAAATCACGGAAAGCACTTAGAAGCTTCCAAACTTTTCAACAAATACTTTGGAGACGACAATGGCAAGAATCGATTTACATAACTTCTTCAAGTTCTATGACGAGAAGAACCCTAATCATGTGAAAGCAGTTCAATGGTTAGAAGATAACCTACCAGTCAAGTATCTGGAAGATAATGTAGATTGGGCGGAGATCTACAGAGGAAAAAAGGGTAATGCGGCACCAGCATCAGCACCATCTGCTGCCGCTCCTATAGTTGGTGGTGACGATATGCCTATGATGGGACTTAAATTAATCAAAGAGTTTGAAGGATGCCACTTGAAAGCATATCCAGATCCTCTAACAGGTGGACTTCCAATCACAATCGGTTGGGGTTCAACTCGTAAGAAAGATGGATCTGCATTCCATATGGGTGATACTCTCACTCAAGCAGAAGCAGATGAACTTTTGATTGAACAATGTAAGAGGGAGTTTCTTCCCGCACTGCGTAAAATTCCACACTGGAATGAAATGTCTGATGGTAAAAGAGGCGCCCTACTTTCTTTTGCTTATAATCTTGGCGCTGGTTTCTATGGTTCTGGTGATTTCAATACTATCACTAAGAGACTGAAAAATAAAGAATGGGACTTAGTTCCCGATGCTTTATATCTCTACAGAAATCCTGGTTCAAATGTAGAAGCAGGACTTGCTCGTAGAAGAAAAGCAGAAGGTGAATCTTGGAAAAAAGGTTAACCCTATTCACAAAGGAAAATGGCTACTAAGAAAAACGAAAATGCTATGGGACAATTAATTCGTATATGTATCTTGGGTTGGTCTGCTGCTCTTCTCACTGCAAGTTATGCGGGTACTCTATCTAAGATGGACCCAACTTTTATCGCTACAGTCTTCACAGCATCTGCTGCTACTTTTGGTATTAATACAATGAAGAAAGGTGGAGATGATGAAGATGAAAAGAAAGATCAACCAAAGAGAGAGGAGTTTGTAGAAACACCACCAGAACCACCTTCCTCTGAAGCACCTGAATCTTCGCCAGAAACTCTTGAAGCAAGAGTTGAAGCACTTGAAACTAAAGTAGAAGATGGTGAAGGATTCGTTCAACCACGCACAGGAGCATAATGGCAAAATCAGCAAACAAAGGTAAGAAGGGTTCTGCAAATAATAAAAAGCAGAACTCTGGTAATGCTACTGCTAAAAAAGCGAAGAATGGTGGTAAGAAAAAGTAATGGAACTACTGCTTCTTCTTGTTATTGGTAAAGTTATGATTGGACCTAATTTGTGTCAAATTGATTATATGACAAATGGACAACTATATACTGCTGAATACAAATGCCACGAGAATGGAACACTCCTAAACGAGAGTGTTGGAACGCCCCCATCCACCAAATACTCAAAGCAATAGATAATCATACTCGTCTTCATATCGAGACTGGTGATTACTGGCATGAAGAGCAAGCACAAATATTAAGAAAATATGTAAAAGATTTGAAAGTATGGATTCATAAGCAAGAAGGAGTTTGGAATGAATGAATTTCCTTGGGGTGTAATTATAATTCTTTGTTCTGGTTTGATATTTACTGCCTATGTAATTTACTACATATTAAAGTTAGCATATTTGGAGATGCAAGATGAAACATCTGAGTCTGATCCTATCAATCACAAGTCTCACCATTAGTGGTGCTCTTTGTGTGGGAGCATACATTACTTACCAAAAAGCACAAAAGATTCTAGATAATCCAGAAGAGTTTGTTGGTGCTGTTGTAGAGAAACAAGTATCAAAGGCATTTGAGAAACTACCTATTCCAAAACTAAATACTGAGAAGTTCAAATTACCATTCTAATGGACAAAGACCCATATATCTACAGAGTAAAACAGGTATTAAGAGTAGTCGATGGTGACACAATCGATGCGGACATTGATCTTGGGTTCGATATTTCTCTTACTAAGCGAGTACGCCTTAGTGGTGTTGATACTCCAGAAAGTCGTACAACCGATCTCAAAGAAAAGGCACTTGGATTAGAAGTTAAGGAATGGTTAAAGAAAAAACTAGATGGTAAAAAAAATATTCTTATTAAAACAGAACTTCCAGACTCAACTGAAAAGTATGGAAGAATTCTTGGAAGGTTATATGTTGATGATGTATGTCTTAACGATCGTATGATTGATGAAGGATATGCTTGGACTTATGACGGTGGAACAAAGAAGAAGGACTTTGATGAACTTCTAGCAAAAAGACAGAAGTGATTTACTTTAATGTCGTAAGACTATTCTTAATTATTTGGAGTGCTTGCATGATTTCTGCTGTGGAATCTGTTGCTATTCTTACAGAAGGTCAGGTAGAACTTGAGAGTACAAGTAGAGACGCATACGCCAAGGTGCTTACTCTTGCGGTTGGATCATTTCTTGGCGATGCTGCTTTTAAGTTGAGGAAATCCAATGACACAAACAGTTCAAAAACCGCAAGAGAAAATTCAAAAAAAGAAGAAGGAATCGAGGTTTGATAACTTCTTTTTTGATGCTCTTTATAATGTTATAACTTATATACCAGTTGTTATTATTTCTTGGATCGTATCTAATTTTGATTTAGAATGATAATCTAGCGGATAATTTTTTAGCAATTTTTTTAGCAGGGGCAAAGAGAGACTTAAATCTTTCTTTGCCTTCTTTTGTGAATTTATCTCTTATTACATCGTCAATAATAATTTTATTATCAATTTCATAGAGAGCATTGATTTCAACTTGGTCACGAATGTATTGTTCCACATTAGATACTTGTTCTACTAGACGGGTTCCCTCTGCAGAGTATTCAAAAACATCTACATGCCCACCTTCTGCTAGAACATAATGTAGAACAGGTTTGACTTGTTTGATTTTGATTTTAAATTTATTTTTGGTTGCTTCTTTGATGATTGGTTCTGCTGCATTTTTGAGAGCATTGAGGGCAGTTGTGGACGCTATCGTAGCAGCAGTAGTAACTACTGCGACAGCACCAGCCGTAGCAACAAGAGAAGGGTCAGGTAAATTAATATCGATTCCACCGACAGTAAGAGTTGGGGTAGTTGGTTTATCTGCTGGTATTTCAGCAATCGGCACTTGAGGGGAGATAGTTTGAGCAACCTGAGGCAGTTGAGGGGGGGAGGTATCGGGTAATCCCCTTGACTTTTCGCCTTTATCTTGTTGTTCCTTTTCTTTCTCTGCTTTTACGGCAGCATCAAACTCTGCTTGTGTAGGAACATTGATGATTGGATACTTGATTGAAGTATCTGGCATTTCAAATACTGGAAGTGCCATTCCACGAACAACTGGAACCTCTATGCTACGGAGAACTGGTGGTTCTATTGTTGAAATAACACTAGGTCCATTGATGCCAACCTTTGGTATTTGGTTGGCATTGTTCTTTATATTGGCAATTCCGTTGGCATTATTTATTTGCTGTATTGGTTCCATTAGGATACCTCACAACTACGTCAGCACAAATTTTATAATATGGACTTTCTGGATGAAATGAAAGACCTGATTTATATGCTTCACCACACTTCAATAATCTAACTAATTCAAAATCTAATCTTGCCTTATCAGTTTCTGCTTGTTGCCTTTTGATTTCTGTTCTTGCTCTTTCTTTACACAATTCAGTTAAACTTCCATCCAGAGGAAAGTTGAATCCCATACTGATACCAGCGTTACCATTATGTGTTTGGAATGCATCTGGATCAGCACTGCCATTCATATTACCTAATACAAATGGGGATAAACTCATTGTTGGACCCTGACAAGAAACTCCTCCACCATAGGTATTCATGGCATAAGGACCTTGTAATACCTGAACTGCCTGATTGGTTACATTACCAGTAGCAGATGCTGATGGACCTGCAATATTAGTATTACTTGGTGCTTGTTGTGCTCTACCCGATGCAGTGAGTAAAAGAATTATTATTGGGTAAATACAGAAACTGAGTTTGTGGTAGATTTTTGTTCTGTAGTTCTGTCTATCCATGTTTCCTTAGCCACTCCAGTGCCTAATATTGTCTCACTGAATTGAAATGGGGCACCTTGAGTCATAATGCTATAATTTGCTCCAGGAGCAGGAGTTCCTGGAATATTAATATTTGTTCCCGTCACAGTATAAGATGTGCCAGTTGTGTATTCCACCTGGCGTATAGATTCTACAATTTTTGTAATTGTTTCCGTCGTCGCATTAATAGTTCCCCTAGTAAAATTGGGAACTACTTGCTCACCATAAGCAGGAGTACAAATGACTCCTGCTGCTAAAAGCAATGCGGGAGCTATGTATCTCATTTGAATACGCTCAGTTCAACGCTACGTTGACCTGTTGCCGTTGTACCGGCACCACCAGCAGTTACGGTAGGAACACCAGTTCCAGACAGTGTACCAGCGAGAGAACCCTTGTCCCCTGCTAACTGAGTAACACTATCCCCATAAAGGTTGGGAGAAGCAATAACTCCACCACTGACCGACTGATTGGTGACAACTGAATCGGCAGCATTAATACTTTCTGAGAAACTGAATGCTTGACCTGCTGTATTGATGTCGTAACTTCCAGCACCACCTACACCACCAAATGAAGTTGCTTGAATATTTGTACCTGAAGCAGAATATGATGCTCCAATTCGAGTTGATTGTACTGCAGCACCCTGGACACCAAGTTGAACAGAATCAGTAATTCTTGATGTGATTTCAGCAGCACTTATGGGAGTAACGAAGAATAACGAAGAGATTAGAAGTAACCTTTTCATTTTTCTATTTTGTGGGACTTGAAGTATTTATGAAAAATATGATATACTATCAATAGTTCAAATTTATTTTTATGACCGAACAACAAGAACATCTTGCAAATCTTTTACAACAACGCCAAACTCTGTCTCAAGAACTTGAATCCCTTCAAGGTCAAGCATCTGCAAAAAGAGAACTTTTTCTTAAAGTTCAAGGTGTGATTGAGTATTTGACTCAGATTGGTGTAGTGCTTCCCGAACCTGAAGAGGTGGATGAAGAAGTGTCTGAGGATAGTTGACAAATCCTAAATATTAACTTAATATGAAAAATCCCACATCAGGGATTTCGTTATGAGACTGTGATGTGAAATTAGAGCCGTGGAAGGTGCCCTTCGAGAGAGGTGGTGTACCCCCCTTCTATACGGATGTAGAGTTCAATTAAAATTAATGCAACAATTCTTTACTGTAGCCCTGCCCCTTTTGGCATCGGTTACAACCAGTACGACAACACTGCCATTCGTCAACTACAAGATGCAAGGTCCTCCTCCCCCATTGGAAGAGACAATTAAATTAAATCTTGTAGATGAAAAGAAGACAGCAATCCGAGAGGTTGCTCCCGAAAAACCAAAAGAGAAAAGGCTAATTTGTAAAGGGTGTTCAGAACATGAACAACTTGCCTTGGATTATTTTCAAGAGCAAGGAATTAAAGACAGAAACGCCCTTGCTACTATCCTGGGCAATATTAAGCAAGAATCTATGTTCGTGCCTAATATTTGTGAAGGTGGTAGTAGGACTCAGTACCACCACTGCGGACGTGGTTATGGTCTGATCCAATGGACATCTGCCGATCGTTATTATGGATTGGGTGATTTTGCTAAGAAGTATGGTGTTTCTCCATCAGCACTTCCTACGCAACTTCGTTATCTAACGACTGAAGTTCAATGGAAACGAATTGAAGATAGGATGAAAACTCCTGGTAAGTCTATCAATCGTTACATGGACTATGCGTATAGTTGGATTGGTTGGGGCATTCATGGTGCTCGCACATCATATGCTCATGAATATGCCTCCAAACTAATCACGGTAGAAGTTTGATTTAGTTAAGGGAGTTTGTACTCCCTTTTCTTACATATATAAACATATCTTATTTTATTGGAGATTATTATGTCAGAAACAGTACAACAACTCACAGATGCAGTTGCAGCGTGGCAAGTTGAAGATGAAAAGTTTGTTGCTGGAAACAACGCAGCAGGCACCCGTGCTCGTAAAGCACTTCAAGAAATTTCTAAAATTGTCAAGACTCGTAGGACTGAGATCACTGAAGAGAAAAACGCCCGTAAGGAAGCAAAGGGTTGACGAATGACTCTCAATACCCTATAATATGAGGGTTGAGAGATCAACTGCGACACTCCCCTTCGGTAGGTTCAGGAGTGGCGGCGATAGGAACCTACTTTATGGGTTAGTAGCTCAGATGGATAGAGCAATTCACTTCTAATGAATTGGTCGGGGGTTCGAGTCCCTCCTAACCCGTTGGAGATTTATTCTCCAATTTTAACTGAATAAGCAATGGGGTGTAGCACAACGGCAGTGCGTCGAGCTGTTAACTCGCAGGTTACTGGTTCGAATCCAGTCACCCCAGTTGGAAGGACTGGAAATGTCTGGGACTTCCTCGAAATCCTAAGTTTTCTTAGGTTGGGGACTTGATCACCCCCGTTCGTAACAGAAAATGCTGGACAAACTTTGGAGGTATAAACCCTTGCAAGGTCTCCCACCCCATTTGGGTGCCTTCCTGAGAACAGGAAAAATAAGGTTTGGTGTTTTCTTTTATCACTGCCCTCTAATGCAGTGAAAATCGCAGAAAGTGTCTTCTGCGGGTGTCGGGCACTCGATACCCATTCGCCCTTGTAGCTCAGTGGTAGAGCAACGGTTTTGTAAACCGTTGGTCGTCTGTTCGAATCAGATCGGGGGCTTGACATAATACTCATTATGTCTTATACTTTCTTTTGTGTGAAGGAAGTGCTCGGAAGAGAGAAATCTCTTCCAAATGCGTGATTGATGTAGTGGTAACATTCCTCCCTTCCAAGGAGATCTCCTCGGTTCGAATCCGTGATCACGCTTTCTTAACCAAATCTTAGTTGACATAAGACTCAAGATGCTCTAAGATACTCTCAATCTTAAGGTTTGCTTAAGACCCCCTAAATAACGAAGATTTACTTTGTTGTAAATCTTTACATTGTCGTTTAGTACACAAAAAACATTTTTATGAAAATCAAACAACTGATGCTTGCACCCGTTGCCCTTGGTATGATTGCTCCTGCTGTTGCGAATGCCGCAGACCTTAATATTGCAGCAGTCAATCAATACTCCTCTGAGCAGGCAACAAGCGTCACTCAATTTTCTGATGTCCAACCTTCTGATTGGGCATATCAGGCACTCAGCAACCTTGTAGATCGTTATGGTTGCGTTGCTGGTTATCCTAACGGCACTTATGGTGGTGGTAAGGCAATGACCCGTTATGAGGCAGCAGCACTTCTGAATG